AAAACCTGAAGAACTTATTGAAGAAGATTTTAAATATAATTAATCTGGATATTTGGAAATCTGGATACTAAACTAAAAATAAAATAAAAAGTATATTATTTTATTTTTATATGAAATTGTTTTAAAATGTGATCCATTTATCCAAATATCCATTTATAATAATGATCTACTATTAAATAAAACTCTTGTTGCTGGATTCATATTACCGTGATATACTCCTGATCTCATATGGGGAGGAACTACACCACCACTACGACCTTTACCTAATATTGCTCTTGCTAAAGGAAGACCACCTAAAGAAAATATATCTAACGCTAAATTACCGCCACTACGTCCCATACCTTGGAATTTATTATATATATAAGTTCTTAATCTTTGACCTGATTGATTACCTGTATATCCGAAAGCAGCAATTGCTAATTGACGTAATTGATCATCATTTAATTGTTCTAATATTCTTCTATGAGCCATTGCTGTATCAAATGGAGTCACTGGTGCTTCTCTCATCCATTGTTTAAATGTATTTAATGATAATGGACCAAATCTTTGACTTCTATCATTTCTACCTGATGATGGTGCTGATGATGGTGCTGTTGATGGAGCATCTGATTGACCATCTTCTAATTCTGGTGGTTGATCATCATTACCGTATTCTTCAATAAATGGACCACCTTGTGATGGACCACCACTTGATGTTGAATCAGAACCACTATAATCTCTTGGAGGAAGACCACCGAAAGCAGGTGGTTGTAATACATTACCAATTCTTAAAAGATTTTCTTGTTGTGTTTTATTAATTTTTAACATACTTAAATCTGATGCTAATCTCTTTCTAATTATATCATTTGCTCCAACACCTCTAATATTATTTGCTATATATAATGCTAATCTACTTGATAATTGTTCAATTGATCTACTGTATCTAATATCTTTAGTATCTAAATTTCCTTCTTCCTCTTGTTGTCTTTCAGTTTGTTCATCTATTTCTCTACTCATTCCTTGTAATCTTTCAATATATCCAGATAATGTTGTAGCATCATTAATTTCCCATATAGAATTAATGAATAATCCCATTAAATTATTTAAATCTCTGTATATTTCTTGATTGAAAATATCATCATAAACTCTTTCTTCAATTGATGTAAATAATAAATCTATTTGTGCTCTACCACCACTTAATGCTTGGAATGGTGTTATAGGCATTGATGGTGGTAGAATACCTTCTCTAATTGCTTGAAATCCATTTATTCTACGATTTAAAATTGTTTTACGATATTCATCAAAATCATCAGCACTCATTCTTTGTCCTTGTGTTGCTGTATTAAAAGAACCACCAGAAAATCCAAATTTACCTGCTTGATTAGATGATGTAGCAAATGGTTGTGATGCTGTAGTTCCATTCTTTTTTGGTTGAAATTGTGGATATAAAAATCTTTGTGTTGATTTAAATGCTTCAGCAACTCTTTGATTACTTGTTGCGATTGCTCCTTTAGAAAACATATGATGAACTGAATCAGCACCAGTATCTCCAGTTAAAAGATCTAAACCTCTTAAACTTGATGATGGATAAAATCCATTTCCTTTTGTTCTTAATTTATCTGCTAATGCGGGCATTGTATAAGAAAAACTTGTTGTCATAATATATATTATATATATATTAATTTTAGAATTAATTTATAAATCTTTTATAAATTAATTAAAAATCTGATTAATATAATCCTTCATCTTTTACAGTTTTAGATGCTTGTGCTAAAGTCATACCACGTTCTGCCATTACTTCACGAACTACTTGGGCTCTTGCGGTTCTTCCATCAACATTAGAACCACCAGCACCAACTAATCTGCTACCACCTCTACGACCTCTTCTCTTACCATAACCGACTTGACCTAATAAATTAGATGCTGTAGTTCCATATTCACCTAACATAGGGAGCAATCCTTTGACAGCACTTACTGCGGGTTTTGTAGTATTATATATTTCTTGTCCTTGGTTAAAAAGAGCCATTAAATCATTCCAACCAAAACCACCTCTTTTCATACCTCTACGACCACCTCTACCAGCAATTCTATCATATACATTTACACCAGAATCTATTATTCTTGATATATCACCGAGACTTGGACCACTTGGACCACTTGGACCTCTGGCAGGAGGTCTGGGAGCAGGCATACGAAATCTTCCACCGACACTGGTTAAAGATGGTCCATATGCGTGTTGGGGTTGTCCCATAGCACTACCTCTTTTTTTTCCTAAACCTATTAAAGATGGAATTGCCATTAATAAACCGAGAGGTAGTTTTCCACCACTTCTACGACCACCTCTCTTTTTTCCATAACCTAATGCTGTTGCTAAGGCAGCGGCAGCAACACCTTCTGGACCAGCGAGTGCCATCATAGGTTTTAATACGGCCATCCCAGGCTTCATTACTGAGTTAAATCCAGTCATAAAATCACCCCAAAATTCTCCACCTCTATGACCTTTACGACCACCTCTACCAGATAATGCTCTTGCGACTCTTCTTTTTAAAGCAGTTGCTCTTGTGCCTCTTAATCTGGAAGCACCAACTAATTGTTCATCTTCAAAATCACTTCCTTCACTTCCTTCACTTTCGTAGGATTGATTTTCAAAGTCTTCATTGTCATTTTCGTAATCTTCAAAATCTTTCATAATGTATATATAATATATACATAAAATAATTTAAAATATGTATTTCTATATATTTTTTAAAACATATATATTATATATTTTTGTGTATTTTTGTGTATATTTTACATATTTTTATATAAAAAATATATGTAATCTATATTTTTTATATATGTATATTATATATATTAAATGTTAAAAAAAAGAAATACACAAAAAAGAGGCGGTGATCCATTTAGTGATTTTTTTAGAACATCTTGGAATCAAGCAGTAATGACTCCGATAAATACTATGATTTATGCTGCTAATCAAGGTCGTGGTAGAAAAAAAGGCGGTGTTCGTTTTAGTGATTTACAAGATAAAACAAGACCAACATTAGGTCTTCCTTCTGATAGAATAGATCAAAGACCAACTTGTAGAGCAGTAAATCCTCAATGTATGGGACAAGAAAGATATGATGAAGTAGTAAATTCACAACGTAAAAGACCACAATGGCCACCTGAACCAGCACCACCAACTACTTTTCCAATACATCCACCAAATTATTTTAGAGAAATAAATGTAGTTCCTCAACCACCTCGTGGAGTTCCAGTAAAATTTGATGGTGGAAGATGTTCTAAAGGATGTAAATGTGGTGGTGCTGTTTCTTGTAGAGCAATGACACCAAGTTGTTTAGCACAAAGAGAAGGACATAGAGGTAGTGGTCCAATGCCTGATGAAAGAACATTTTTTGATCTTGTAAGACAAAGTTATAAAAATCCTGCGATTGATTCATTTAGTGGATTTAAAAAAATATATGATATTCCAGAAGTAAAAGCATATATTAATGATGATCAAAAAACTATTTTAATAGCATATAGAGGAACACAAGCAGAAAGAGGTGATTTGGCTGCCGATGCTATGATTGCTGTAAATAATTTATCATCATCAGAAAGATATAGAATTGATCACGACGCAACCCAAAAACTATTAGAACAGTATCCATCACCCCCATACGATTATTATTTGACAGGCCATTCTTTAGGTGGTGCTATCGTGACACAAATTAAAAGAGACTTCCCACAATTAAAAGGTGCTGTAGTATTTAATTCAGCAAATCAACCAAATGATTTGATAAATCAACAACCTGATGTAAAAAAGATGTATATTGATATGGATGCTTTATATAATATGGGAGGACAAGTAATCACTAATAAAGAAGTATTACCTTATAGACCTAAAACTTGGTCTAATTTTTTCAAAGAAATGGCTATAAATGCTACTTCCGCAGTTGTTCCATTAGGATCTATTGCTAATACAGCAAGAAAAGCAAATCAAGTAGTAGATGCTCATATGCTTAATAATTTTGAACAAAAATATGGAGCAGGGAGAAGAAAAAGAGGAGGTGATTTTAATTGGAGAATGTTAGATCCAATTTATGCTATTCAATCTGCTATTGATGCTGACGCAAGAAGAAGAGAAGCAGAATATCAAGCAGATGTAAAAAGAAGAATGGCAAATAGACCACCTGATTATGGTGATGGAAAACCAAATAGAAAAAAAGGAAGTGCTATATATAATAGATTTGGTGAGCGTGATATACATCAAGAAATGATGGAATATTATACTGGAAGACAAAGTGGAAGTGGTGGAAAATTAAATATTCAAGATTTATTTAGAGGACAATTTGAACAAAATCAACCAAGAAATTGTATATCAACTCATCGTTGGAATCCCAAAACACAAGGTTGTGAATATAGTGGTTTAAGAGAAAAAAGAGATTTAAATCTTGGATTAGGTAGAAAAAAAAGAGGTGGATTTGTTCATACTAAAGGAATGAATCCATCTGAAGTTCAAAGATATTAAATTATTTTAGTTAATAATACAGTAGGTATTTTAATATTAAAATTTGCTTCACTATGACCTACATCTGGTCTATATTTTATAGGCATTAATTCTTTTTTAAATGTATCAAATAATTCTTTTTCATATTTGATATAATATAAACCATCATAAAAAGCAAAGGCAAAGTAATATGTGATATCTGGTTTATTACAATATTGAATTTTATTTACACCAACTATGGTTGTATCATAATCACCAAAATGTAATCTACGAGATTTTAATTCACAATAAACTGTTGATGATTTATTTTTAAAATCTAATATGGAATATTGAGATCCATATTTTTTTAGGTCTGTTTTTAATGTTTCTTCTAATTTCTTAATGTTTTTTGCTTCATTAAGGTTTCCCATTTCTAAGTCTTCCGCTTTTGACATTGTATATATATTATATAGAGAAAAAAAATAAAAACTAAACTTTATTTTTTTACTTAAACTAAATATTTTTTTACTAATGGTAGAAAGTTGAAATTGTCATTGATGCTGTTCCATTAGTCATATAATCAGATGGATTATCAGCGAAAAATATTCTTAAATGTATTACTTCTACATCATCAACAACAACTATAACAGGAGTTGCTTTTACTATCCAACAATTTGGAGCAAATGTTTCTGGATTGACATTTCCTACAGCATCTTGTAGAGTGACGATAACTAATGAATCCATTTTTAAATTAGGAAGTATTACATCAGTAGAAAATAATGTGCTATCCACAACGGCACTAAATGTAGATGCTGCCGTTAATGTAATTTTAGTAGGAACACCATATGCTAATCCTAAATTTTCACCAACATTTTTTAATACTAAACAATCTATTGACATTTATATATATATATACTATATATTTTTTATTCTTGATGTAGAATTTTTGCTGTATGTTGTGATATCATATATTGTGGATAATTTTTAGATATTAATACCCATCTACCTAATTTTTTCATATTCTGAATTTCTTCTTTTGATAATCCTAAATGTGTTCCTAATAAATATCTTAAACCACTAAATGATGTTGCTTGTGGATATACTATGAAATGTGATGCTTCATTTAAAATTAATCTTGTTTTTTTATAATTGGTGAGATAGTGGGTCAAACACAGCATAGTGGTATTGGTATGTCTTCCCTGAATGGCTAAATCATCAATTAATTGATGTATTACTTTTCCTTCTTTTCCTTCAAATGTATCGTAGTCATCAAATATAATCATACAATCTTTAAATTCTTCAATTTTTGGATAATCTTCAATTAATGATTCTATTTTAATTCTTTTTGGTTTTCCTACTTTCATTGAATCTAATGTTGAATCTTCTTTTAATTTTGAAATAAGGTATATTTCTCTATCTGGATGTAATTTTTTATATGCTTCAGCGAGACCTCGGGCGGCATAACTCTTACCGCTACCACTTTGACCTGCTATATAATAAACTTGTCTTTTTTCTTTATCTGGTGAAGGTATAGGTTGAAATACTGAATCATCTGGCATATTTATAGATGTATCGTTTTTAACATCATCTTGAATTCTTGAATATAATCTTTTAATGTCATCACTTTCTAATAACATTTCAGGAGGAACACCTTTCATCATTGCTTCTTCTAATCTTTGTATAACTTTTGTTCTTTGTGCTGGTTTTAATGTTGATAAATCATTCAAATAATTTATTGCTGGAATCTCTTTTTTTGGTTTTCTTGATGATTTTATATTATTTTCATTTAAATATAACACTTCATTGTTATAATCTCCACCTTTTACGTAGGCAATTGGAATTGATTCTTTGTTTTTATCAAACGATAAACTTGGCATATATATATAATATATATAAAAAATATAGGGTTTTTTATATATATTTTTAAGTTTTGTGAAAAACTTCAAGGTAAATATTTTTTTGGTAGAGGTAATAACCCATTTTTCATTAAATATTTTTTAGTTTCTTCATTTAATAACTTTTCTAAATATTTTTTCATTGATGATAATTCTTTCAACATTTTTGGTCTGTTATGGTTTTCAATATTTTGTAAATGTTTAATAACGTCATATATACGTGTTTTTTCTTTTAAATATGCTGGTAGTGTTATATTTGCTAATCTATTTCTAAATTGATCTATTTCAAATAATATTTTATCATATGGAATATCATTTTCATTTTGAATTAAATTTTGTAAGGTTAAAATATCACCATATACTACATATATTCTACCAAGATCACTATTAAATAATGTTGTTAATTTTTCTATTGTTTTTGTATCATCTTCTAATAGAGCATAAGCAAAAATTCTTTTTGACATTTTGTAATATTTCCCATCATTAAAATATGATAATATATCTTCTCTCAATGTTGTATCTAAAAATAATTGAATACCATTAATTGGTTGTCCTTTGTGCGTAAATTGATAAATTACTGAAAAATCGGTGAAATGATTTCCATTAACCCAAGCAATAAGATCCAATTTTATCAATGATTTACTTAAAAACCCTTGTTTTAGTGAGAATTTTTGTCCGTTTATTAATTTTGTATAACCTTTTATGACGTCTTGTGGAGACCATTTAACAATATGAAAACTACATTCTTGTTTTAATGAAAATAAATCATTTGGGTCTATTGATGGTTTTAATTTACTATTAATAAAATGAAATTCAGATTGAGTTATAACCTTATTATCAAATAAAGTTTTTAATTTTTGTTTGCTTTCTTCTTGATTATAATTTTCAACTTTATCACCTACAATTTTAATATTTGGATTTAAAACTTCCCATTCTGGTATTTTTCCACATATAATACTTGTTATATATACTAACGGTTTCTCCATCAATTGTTTTATTTTAAATTGAAATTTATCAACAAAATATCCTATGTTTTTTGTTAGTTCTATTGTTTCATAACAATCATAATCACTTGCGTATAATTGATTTCTTAGTGAATTTGATCCATAAACAGTTATATATTCACCATTGGTTAGTGATATGGTATTTATTATTTTTCTAACCTCGCCACTATAATCTTCTGGAAATTCCTTATTTAGATTCATATATATTAGAGATAGTTAATATTTTTGATTAAATAAAATATATAAAGAAAATTAAATGGAAATCTGGAAATCTGGATACGTTTTCAAAACTATTTCTTAGGGGAAAGGGTTTTTTTGAAAATCGGTTTTTTTTTGAAACTCTATCCAAATATCCAGATATCCAGATTTTTTTCTTTTTATTATATATAAATGAATAGTAATTCAAAACAATTTAAAAAATTACATAACATACATCCAAATGAATCATTAAGTTTAGAAGATATTGCTATGCTATCAGGTATGCCAATACAAGCATTAATTGAAGTTTATAATAAGGGATATGGGGCTTTTTTTTCTAACCCTAATTCGGTGAGAGTTCAAGTATCTTCACCTGAGCAATGGGCGTATGGTAGGGTCTATAGTTTTGTTATGAAAAAAAAATCAACATTTGGAAAAGCAGATAAACATATTGCTAAAAAATATTATATTAAATAATTTATATGACATACGATAACAAAATGTTAAGTGAAATAATGATTATAAATACAATTGCGATTGGAATTACAATTATATTAACAGCGATTTTCTAAAAAAATCTTTAGTTTTCTATTTTCTCTATATATAAAGAAAATCATATAAAGAGAATTAATTATATAATACTATAATATGGAAATCCAACCCCAAAACCAAAACCAAAACGCAACAACACTTCAAAATTTTATGACCGAAATAGGTAATAAAATTAAAAAACACAACAATTTTAACGTCTTAACATATGACCAAGAAAATATTGGAAAAATCCAAATAAAAAATATTAACCTACCAACAGCAAAAAAATTAATAACATATTTAAATCAAAAGGGATATGCTAAAAAATTAATTGAATCAGATAACTATTTTTATAAATATGAAATTTATTTAAGATTTGATTAATTTTTTGGTGATGGTGGTAATGGTGGGACAGTAATATTTGGTGGTGTAGTTGATTCAACGTCCAAACTTGCTGTCATTACTTTTCCACAACAATTAGATCTAATTCTCTTATGATTTATAATTGCTAAAATAGTTCCACCAATTGATACAACGATTGATATAAGAGATAATAAAAAATTTGTATCCATTTATATATTATTATTATATAATTTTATTATATAACAATATTATAATGAATAAAAGTTTAAAACAAGTTGAAGAATATGCCTTAAGTGATGATGATATTGAAAAAATCCTCGGAAAACCATTCATATTTTCATATCCATATTTAGAAGATGTTAATTCAATTGATGATGTATTTGATTCTCAAGGAAGATCAATTATGTTATTTTTAACAGAAGATGAAAATACAGGTCATTGGGTATGTATGATAAAAAAACAAGATGGTATTCACTACTTTGATCCATATGGAATCAAACCAGAAGGAGGTAAAAAATGGTTAAGCAAAGAAAATTTAGAAGATTTAGATCAAGATAAACCAGTATTAACACAATTATTTAGAAAGAGTGGATATCCTATATATTATAATGATCATAAATTTCAAAGTGAATCATCTGGTGTCAATACGTGTGGTCGTCATTGTTGTGTAAGACTTTATTTTAAAGATTTAAGTTTAGAAGAGTATTATGATATGATTAAAAAAAGCGGAATGACTCCAGACGAATTTGTATCAAATATTACATTTCAAATTTTAAAAAAATAAAAACTTTATTATATTATATATACAATGTCTTTTTATAGTTCATCCAGTTTTTCAACAAGCGGAGCAGTTGATTCTAACGGCGATCCTGACCTACTATACTATAATGCTCAAATAATAAATAACAAATCCAATACACCAGAAACTTATGAAGATGATCCTCCAGCAGTTTTTACTGATATAAGATCCAGACCATTAATTAATAATGTTTCAAATTTTGATTTTAGTATTATGAGATTTGATATGAATGGTTCAGGCAAAAAACTTCCTTTATTTATACCTGAAATAGAAACTCAATATGATAGAAATCCTTCATTTGATGTAAATCAAACTGTTTATACCGTTGGTGCTACATTAAATTTTAATTATAAATTAACTGCTGGTGGTGCTTCTCTTTTTAAAAGTTTTTATCAAAGTGTTCCAATAATATTTAATCCTGAAAATTTAAATACTTTAAAACCTAATAAACCAAATTATCCTTATGGAATTCAATTTATAGATACTAATCTACCTACAAATGGATTAGATTATCAATATTTTAATAAATCTTATAAATGTGTAAATACACCATCACCTGCTGATGCTTTTTCAAATGAATATAATAATTCAAATAAATATAACATTGGTGATATTATATATAGACCTTCAATTACAACATTAGCAAGATCAAAAATAAATAATAATTCTGCTACTATACCAACATCATCTAATGCTAGTTGGGATGTAATAACTCAATTTAACCCTAATTTAAATCCAGGGTCATCAATACCTCCATATCCTTTTAATTCATATGTTTATAGTTCAAATACAACAATTACTGTAAAACCAGATTTTGTAAATAGTAATATTGAAATATGGGAATCAGCAGTATCATCTCAAGTAAATGATTTAGTTTTATACAATAATAAAGTTTATAAATGTAATTTATTTGTTCCACAATATAGTTCTTTAACTGATTATGATGAAGATGATCTTGTAATTTTTGGTGGTGATTTATTTGAAGCAAAAAATCAACCAGAAACTTTTAATAATACATCAGTATATATACCTACAAATAAAGTAATTTATCAAGGATATGTATATACAGCAACTGCTCAACTTCCAGCATATTGGAGTTCAACACAAACCTATAGTGCCAACCAAAAAGTTTCTTATAATGGTTTTATATATAGTTCTAAGAATAATGCTAACAATAATGAA